TCATTTCAATATCCTCGTTATTTTAAATAACAGTTGATCAATTCTTTTTTATAAATACGTCGATCTAATAGCGGTGTCAAGTAAAAAAAGTTGTTGACGAAAAAGTTTTTTTAGAATACCCTATTTGAACCACAGACGGGGGTAGTATATAATCCAATGAAACATAATGATGACTTTATAGGTGTGTATCACCCGTATCCAAAAGAAAATCCTACCCCTTGGAATAAAGAAAAAGAGGACGATGGGCAGTTAGATCTATTTAAAGATTATAAACCCCCTTTGCCCCGTTGGAAAAAACTGCTATATAAACTATTGCGGAAAAAACAAAGATGTAATGATTAATTACAATCATGGGGTAGATATTCCTGATGAATTTAACTGATTATTTTGTAAACCTTAATTTATATGTAGGAGAGACATCTAGAGATGATTGTCCCAAATGCAGGAAAGCCAAGACGTTTACGGCAACGAACATGGGTGCGTATATATTATACAATTGTTATCATGCGGATTGCAATTTTTCTGGAAAAGTGCAAGACAACATTAACAAGTCTAGTTTTAAGAATGGTAAAGTTAAAGTAGTTAAAGAGGAGTTCGATGCTAACAACCATTTCTATGTTGATATAACCAGAGATGAAAGAGCAGTAAAATATTTAAAATCAGCAAACTCTTTCGATGCTTACTGCGATGGTAGAGTTAAAATAGTATATGATATAAAACAGGACAGGGCTACTTTCCTAATCTTTAAGGATAGAAAAGTTGTAGATGCCTGTGGTCGCAAATTAGGCAAGTATGGTTCCAAATGGCACAGATATGGGTCAACAAAGCTGCCCCTTATTGTACCTAGCAAACAAAATTCTAGAACTGCTGTAGTCGTAGAGGACTGTGCATCTGCCTGTTCAGTCTCATGTTTGCACAATGGAGTAGCTTTATTAGGAACGTACTTGACAGATGAAGCGTTGGGTTGTATAAGAAAATTTGATAGTGCTATAGTTTGTCTAGATAAAGATGCTTCTATCAAATCTATACAGATAGCACAACAAATAAAATCGTTCATGCCAGTAAGGGTAAAAATACTGGAGACTGACTTAAAAAACCTATCTCCAGATAAGACCAAGGAGTTTTTTAACTTTGATTGAACAAAAAGTACTAGCCTTGTGTATGAAAGCACACTTTTGGGACAGGGCAAAAAATATTCTAGAACCTGATATGTTTCCGAGAGAGTGGATGCCAGTTGTATCTTCTCTATTTTACGCACAGAAACATTACGAGTCTGACATAACAGTAGATGAACTACTATCTGTACACAGAGATTTAAACCCTGCTTTACCAGAATCTACAAAGGAAAGCACCGAAAGTTTAATTCATTCCCTAGCTGAAGTTGACCTGCCCAATCGGGATATAGCATTTGATGTGATTAAAAACTTCTGGCGTAGAGATAAGGCTAAACATATCGGTAATAAAGCTTTGGCTATCTGGACAGGTGAGGGTGGTGATTTTGCAGAATTGCAACGTCTGATAGATTTAGCAGCCAGTGAAGATGTAAACTCCCACGAAACATTCTCCATCGTAAATGAAGACTTGGAAGAACTTGTAAAGTATACTCAACGTCCATCTGAGTTTAAATTTACGTTAGAACAGATGTCGGCTAGAATAACTGGAATGAACAGGGGAGACTTAGGAATTATTTTTGCTAGGCCAGAGGTGGGTAAAACTACCTTTTGTTGTTTTCTAGTAGCAGAATATATCAGGCAAGGACACTCTGTTTTTTATTGGGCAAACGAGGAGAGAGCCTCTAAAATAAAGTTGAGGATCATAACATCTTACTTGAAGAAGTCCGTACAAGATGTTGAAAGTGATATAGAAAATTCTCTTGAAAATTGGGCTAAAGTAAGGGATAATCTTGTAGTTTTTGACTCAGTAGGTACGTCTATTGAGGAGTTAGATTCGTACTGCGGATTGAATAAACCTTCAGTTGTTATTATAGACCAGCTTGACAAGATGAAAATTATAGGGCAGTTTGGTAGAGGTGATGAAAGATTAAAGGCTCTTTACTGCTATGCCAGAGAGGTAGCGAAGAGAAACGATTGTTTAGTCTGGGCAGTTTCACAGGCTGGTTTTGAAGCTGATGGAAATCAGATTATAGACTACTCCATGCTAGATGGTTCTAAAACTGGTAAGGCTGGTGAAGCTGATATAATTCTAGGCATAGGTAAAAATGCCGATGATGAAGATACTACAAGATTTATAAATGTTAGTAAAAATAAAATAAACGGATTTCATGGTTTTATAACTGTAGATATAAACAAAGATGTAGGTAGGTATTATGATAGTAACGATTGACATTGAAACTACCTTTGTTGTTAAAGATAATGGTACGACTGACCCCTCTCCACATTTATCTGGGAATTACTTAGTAGGCGTAGGCTTCTTGTCTGTGCCTCACATAGATATGGAAGAATTTTTTACCCAACCCGAAGGAAAATCAGAACCACAATTCATGCCCATATACCATGAAGATCTTGAAGAGAACCACATGGATAGGAGAGATAGATTTAAACAGATACAATGTGTATTACATAATGCTGATGTTTTAATAGGTCATAATATAAAGTTTGATCTATCTTATCTTTTAAACTGTGGGTTCGATTACAGAGGAAATGTATATGATACTATGGTTACTGAGTACGTTCTATCCAGAGGGATGAAAAGAGGATTGTCTTTGGAAGATAGTTGTAAGAGGCGTGATATAAAAATGCCAGAAAAATTTATAATGAAAAAATATACGGATGAAGGAAAGAATGTGAATCAGTTTCCCTTGGATGAGTTATCAGCTTATTGTAAGGGAGATGTCATAGCTAGTTATGAATTAGCAAAAAAACAGATAGAAATTTTAGGAGGTACATTCAGTGACTTTGTTACAAACAGCTAAACTTTCTATGGATATGACCAGAGTTCTTACAGAAGTAGAACTGGCTGGTATTAAAGTGGATACTAAAGCTTTGGCAGAGCTAAAAAAGGATTATAATTCTAGAATTGAAGAACTGCTAGAATTTTTAACAACCTCTGTGAAAGAAGCGATGGGAGATACGCCAATCAATTTGGATTCTCCAGAGGATAGGTCTTTACTTTTTTATTCTAGAAAAGTTAACAATAAAAAAGAATGGGCTTCCTTATTTAACATAGGTACAACAGTTAATGAACGTGGTTCTAGGAGACAGAAGAGAAGAACTGAGTTCAACAGGAAAGATTTTAGAGTAGCTTATCAGGCTAATACAGCACAGGTATATAAAACTACAGCTAGCCAGTGTCCAATATGTAAGGGGTTTGGAAAGACTTCTAGAGCTAAAAAGGACGGGACGTATACTGAAGCGAGGTATATCTGTAAACGGTGCGAAGGTTTAGGAATTATTTATACTAATAATTTAGATGTAGCTGGTTTTTCTGTAAAACCTATAACGGCTCTCGATTGTACAGCACATGGTTTTAAAACAGATTCTACAACTTTACAGAATAGTTTAACATCTGATATAAGTGAACCAGCAAAAGAGTTCATAAGAGCATACTGCGAATACTCATCTATAAAAACTTATCTTAGAACTTTTGTGGAAGGTATAGAAAAGGCTCTTACTAAAAAGGAATTTATACACCCTAACTTTATGCAATGTGTAACAGCTACAGGCAGGTTATCTTCTCGAAGCCCTAACTTTCAAAATATGCCTAGAGCTAACACATTTCCCGTTAGAAAAACTATAGTATCAAGGTGGGAGAATGGATTTATACTGGAGGGCGATTATAAGCAGCTTGAGTTTCGTGTGGCTGGTTTTCTTGCTGAAGATAGCACCGTATACAAAGAAGTTGAAGAGGGGTTTGATGTTCATAGTTTTACGGCTGAAATGATGGGCGTGAGTAGGCAGGAAGCTAAAGCTCACACCTTTAAGCCTTTGTATGGGGGAGTCTCTGGTACTGATAAGCAGAAAGAATACTATCGTGCTTTTAAAAATAAATACACAGGAATTACACACTGGCATGAATTGTTAGCTGAAGAAGCTATATCAAGAAAAAGAATCACCCTACCCTCTGGAAGAGAATATTTATTTCCAAACGTAAGGAGAACTAGGTGGGGAGGGGTGACTTCTGGGACTTCAGTTAAAAATTATCCTGTGCAGGGGTTTGCTACGGCTGACCTGTTGCCAATAGCATTGGTTCATACGAACAGGCTTTTAGCAAAAAGAAAGATGAAGTCTGTGATTTGTAATACGGTGCATGATAGCATAGTTTTAGATGTATGTCAAGAAGAAAAGGATTTAGCTGTTGACATCCTTAGTAAAGGTATGTTATCATTATTTGATGAATGTAAAAAACGCTATAATATTATCTACTCAATGCCAATTGGTATAGAATTAAAGATTGGAAAAAATTGGCTTGACTTAGAGCCTATTCTAGAGCTAGAATGGACAACTACAAATTCGGAGGACTATTCATATGAACGAACTGATAACTCTCCAGAACCAAGATTTCTCTGATATTATTCAGGGGGGTTCTGAGAAAGACTTACAAAAACTATTAGGAAGTGAGGAGACTACTACATCTGAATCTGGTTTAGCACGAATATCTATTAATTATGCTACTGAAGATGACGATGATAACTCTCTTCCTAGGGGTTTCTACAAACTGTATGACCCTGCAAGTAGACTGACTGTATATGCAAAGGATGCAAAGTTACGTCCTTTTGTTCGTACTTTCATGTATAACGTGTGGGATAATGAGGAAAGCCAGTTTAGTTGTCGTACAGTACAGTGCAAGAGTATGGGCGATGCTTTTTATGACACAAGCGGTGGTGAAAAGTGTGGTCGTTTAACAAAGCAGGAGATAGAAGGATTAGCTAATGATTCTCCTGTACTAATCCAGCAGAAAAGTATCAAGTGTACACAAGTTATATATGGACTTGCTACTATTGCAGGACAGACTGCTACCAAAGAGGATAAGACTTTAGAGAATGTTCCTGCTGTTTGGTACGTTAAAGGAGCTAGTTTTATTCCTGTAGCAGATTGGTTCAAGGCTATCGACAAAGAGAAAAAGTTATATGCTACTGTTGTTGGTAAGCTTGAATCCGTGAAGCAAAAAAGAGGCGGTAATCAGTTCTGGATTTCCAAAGTTACAGGTGTTGACAAGAAAGATTTTACCAAGAAAGACAGAGGACTTTTAGAAACTTTCGTTGGTGAGATTGTAAAGCACAACGCTGATATTATGGTAAAACATAAAGAAGCTAAAAAGGCTTTGGATGGTGAAGGGGCTGAACTGCTTGAGACTCTCGATGCTTCGGTTGCCTGATGGATATAACCCTTGATTTAGTCAAGGATTATCTGCAAAGAATTAGTCGGGGAGAAGCGAAAATCTCTCCGACTATTTTGCGTGAGTTTAAAAATTCGTGTGCAGATGCCTTGGAAAAACAATTCACTAGGCAAGAGTGGCGTTTACGGATGTCTGGTGTTGGTAAACCTTTGTGCCAGCAACAGCTTGGTAAAGAAGGTATAGAAGAAGAATTAGACTACTCTACAATTATGAGATTTATATTTGGTGATTTGGTAGAGGCTATAGCTATTGCTATTCTAAAAGGATCTGGTGTAGAAGTATCAGATCAACAAAAAAGAGTATCCACAGAAATTGCAGGTAAAACTATCTCTGGTTCTATGGACTTAAAGATAAAAGGACTCGACGGAACTAAAAGAATATGGGATGTAAAATCTGCTAGCCCCTATTCATTTGATAAAAAATTTGGACAGCTAGGGGGTTACGCTTCTTTAAAGAAGGATGATCCCTTTGGTTACATAGCACAGGGAATGATGTACGAACATGCTGATGGGGATAAGTTTGGTGGTTGGATAGCTATCAATAAATCTAACGGTGAGTGGGCTGTCTGTGCAGTACCAGAAGACACAGAAGAAGAAAAAATAGAAGTCATAGATTCTGTTACTAGAAAAGTTTCTATGCTCGATGATACAAATACTAAGTTTAGAAAATTTCCAGATCATTTAGAATATCATAAAACTTCAGACGGTGAGATTGCTACTGGCAACAGATTGATGAACCCTACTTGTTCTATGTGTGGGTATAAAAAGCATTGTTGGCCTGACTCTGTTCTGCATAAGAAAGTAGCTGGCAGTAACTACAGAAAAGGGTTTGTATGGTACACTAAATTAATAAAGAGGGAACTAGACTAATGCCTGTCATAGCTCTGGTTGATATTTCAAGAAGAGATGTTCTTGTTAATCAGACCACTATGTTTGTAGTACCTGCTACTGATAAAGGAATTTTTAATTTTATCAAAGCATCTAATGTTGTAGGTCTACGGGTTAAGGCTGCTCCATCTCAAGAAAAAGAAGCCTACTGGACTGACTATACTTATGACATTAATTTGCAGAAAATAAATGAGGATATTAAATTCATAGAACAACACCTGAGTATAAATGGGGTTGTTGTTCTGTATGAAATAGATATTTTTAGTGAGATTACTAACTTAGAAAGGTACGCTCCTAAAACACTGGATTACCTGTTTAAATCTGTGCAGAATTTAAAAGATAGGTACTCTCCGAAAGGATTTTATAATGATAAAAAAGAAGCACCGATTTAGAAGTGGGTTTGAGCTAGACTTTGCTAGATATTTAAATAAAAATAATATCGAGTATGAGTATGAAAAGGATAAGATAGAATTTATTGTAGATCCAAAAACGTACTGTCCTGATTTTTATTTAAAAGACTACGGATTCTATATAGAAACAAAAGGAAGGTTAACCACACCAGACAGAGTTAAACATCTGTATATAAAAAAACAACACCCTGATATAGATATTAGATTTGTATTTATAAATTCCAAGAAAAAACTTTACAAAGGAAGTCTTACAACGTATGCTAAGTGGTGTGATCGTCACTCTTTTTTGTACGCTGATAGGGTGATACCGAAGGATTGGTTAGATGGAGTATAGTGAAAAAGAGTTAAAAAAAAGAATGTCAGCAGAGTATGAACATTCTTTACCTAATAGAGTATATTTTATATTTGACCAGTTCGATGATGGCAATGTTAATGTTAGAATTTTGGATACTACTAAAGACGATGAAGAGTCAGAGCAGCTTCATGTAATGTGTGCAGGGTTGCAACATATTTTATTTGAAGAAACTTCCTATGTTGTTGACACTGGTCATGCTATTCTTTTGGAAGAATTATATGAACAGGAAGTTGCAAAGGAGCAGGAAGAAGAAGAGAAAAAAAATAAGATGAGAAAAGCTCTTAAAAAGAAGGGTGATAATATTGTCCTCTTTGATAAGAAAAAATTGAATTGATGGTAGATAAAGTTAATAACCCCCCTCACTATAATTTCAGTTCTATAGAAACTATAGATATTATTAAAAATAGTATGGATAGTTCTATGTTTCATGGCTATTTGGTAGGTAATATTTTGAAATATGTAGTTAGACATAAGTACAAGGGGGAAGAATTAAACGATTTAAAAAAAGCTAGGTGGTATCTTACTCGACTGATAGATGAAAAATCACCCAATCCTGATATGTCAGGAAATGTTACAAAAATGAAAGGATAGAATAGTGGAAAAACAGTATTTAATTACAGTAAAACAGGTCAATACACTTTTAGCTTATTTACAGAATAAACCCTTCAAAGAGTCAGCTACTCTTATAAGTATTCTGAGTGAAGTAGCTAAGACTGAACATGAACCTGTAACTACAAAGGCTAAAAAATGATCTCTGACTACCAAAGATTTATTCATACTTCTAGATACGCTAGATGGAATGATGAGTTACAACGCAGGGAAACTTGGGAAGAAACTGTAACTAGGCTTGTTGATTATTATGAATATCATTTAAAAGAGTATGTTGGGTACGCACTAAAGCAAGAGGATAAAAATCTTCTGTATAAGTCTATAGTTTCAATGTCTGTTATGCCCTCTATGAGAGCTATGATGACAGCAGGAGCAGCTTTAGAAAGAAATAACATAGCTGGTTATAACTGTTCTTATGTAGCTGTGGACAGCCCAAGAGCTTTTGATGATATTTTATATATACTTATGCATGGAACAGGCGTAGGCTTTTCTGTAGAGAGAAATTCTATAGGGCAATTACCTAAAGTAGCTGAAGAATTTCAAAATACAGATACTACAGTGATCGTAAGAGATAGTAAGGAAGGATGGCACTCAGCTTACAAAGAGTTGATTAACCTTTTGTACGCAGGACAGATACCCAAGTGGGACATGAGTAATATCAGACCAGCAGGAGCTAAACTTAAAACTTTTGGAGGAAGGGCTTCGGGGCCAGAACCTCTGGAAGATCTATTTAATTTTACAGTTAATAAGTTTAAAAGTTCTGCTGGAAGAAAACTTAACTCTTTAGAATGTCACGATATAGTCTGTAAGATAGCAGAGGTTGTAGTAGTAGGAGGAGTTCGTAGATCTGCACTGTTATCCCTATCTAACTTAACAGATGCTAGAATGAGATCCGCAAAAGGAGGAAACTGGTACGACTTTGAACCTCAACGTGCTCTATCTAACAACTCTGTCTGCTATACAGAAAAGCCAGATGTAGGAATTTTTATGAGGGAATGGCTTTCCTTATATGAATCCAAGTCAGGAGAACGTGGGATCTTTAACCGTGTAGCTGCCCAGAAACAGGCTGATAAATATGGTAGGAGAGATTCTAACTATGATTTTGGTACGAACCCTTGTTCTGAGATAATTCTTAGAAGCAAACAGTTCTGTAATCTCACTGAAGTAGTTGTACGAAAAGAGGATGATAAACAGTCCTTAATGAATAAAGTAAAGGTTGCTACTATTTTAGGTACTATACAAAGTACTTTTACAAATATAAAAAATATAAGTAAAATATGGACTAACAATACAGAAGAAGAAAGGCTTTTAGGAGTCAGTTTAACAGGGATAATGGATAATGAATTAACTTGTGGACTGACCTCTAAGTCTAGATTGGAGAGTTTACTAAATGATCTTAGAGTATGTGCTGTACAGACCAATAAGGTATGGGCAAATAATTTTAGTATTAACACTTCTACTGCTATTACTTGTGTCAAGCCTAGTGGTACTGTTAGTCAGTTGGTCGATAGTGCAAGTGGCATACACACTAGGCACTCCCCTTACTATACTAGGACGGTTAGGGCAGACAAAAAAGACCCGTTGACTCAGTTTCTTATAGAGCAAAAAGTTACACATGAAGATTGTGTTATGCAGCCTAAAGATATAACTATATTTTCATTTCCTATTAAATCTCCAGAAGGTGCTGTTACAAGAAATGATCTAACTGCAACTGAGCATTTAGATTTGTGGAGAGTTTACCAAAGTAGCTGGTGTGAGCATAAACCTTCTATAACTATTTCTGTTAAAGAAGATGAGTGGATGCAGGTAGGTTCTTATGTATGGGATAACTTTGATGAAATGTGTGGGGTTAGTTTCCTGCCCTTTACAGACCATGTGTACAGACAAGCCCCTTATCAGGATCTAGAGCAGAGTGAATATAATGCAGCTATGGCTAAAATGCCTGAGAATATAGATTGGAGTAAATTATCAGAATTTGAAAGTGAGGATAGAACTACCTCTAGTCAAGAATTTGCTTGTACAGCAGAGGCTTGTGAAATAGTAGACATAGGGGATACTGCAGGAACGTGAGTGATGACCTTTATAAAATTAAAGTAAAGTTAGAATCACGAAGGATGGGTAGACATTCCCATTCGGTTAATTCTACAAGTAGTCCTTTTGAACCTTACAGTGATAGATACTGGTGGTGGCTCGAAGGATGGGACGAGGCTGAGAGTGAAAAACAAGCAAAACGAAGCAACTCTGCTAGAACTAAAATTTATCCTGAATAGTTCTGGGCAGGTTGTAGTAGAGAAGTCTACAATCAGTCCTCAAGTATTCAGAGAGGTATTTGATAAAAAAATACCAGAGTATCCTAACACGGTTGTGCTGCATAATTTTATAAGAAGAGTTAATAATTTAGCGGAGCAGATGATTGAGGATTCACAAATATTTTAAAAAGTTTGTAGAGGATACTTTACAAGGCGTTTTCTTACCTTGGCATAACCCCTTTATGTTAATTTTAATAGTTGCACTCTTGACTGTACTCATATGTGCAATAGGACAGAGTGTACGTTGATAGACTTGTGGTGCAAAGTAGGTGTTAGTAAGATACATGGCGTAGGGATAATAGCTCTGAGTGATATTCCCAGAGGAACTGTAGTAACTAGCATACCAGAAGAATATAAAAATACACAAACTATAAAGTACCCTGTAGAATCTTTTAATGTAGAACAGCTTATGTATCTACACAGTATTAATTGTTTTGATATGAATAAGGGCTATGTTTTTGTTCCCGAAACGGGTTTTAATATTCACTGGTTACAAAACTTTGTAAATCATTCCAGTACTCCTAATTCTATTATGTTTCCTTTAGACTGTAATTTTATGCAAATTATAACTTTAAATAACATAAAAAGTGAAGAAGAAATAACGGTTGATTTTACAAAAGCTTATCCTGCACATTATACAAAGGGCAAAAAGTGGGCAAAAAAATAGTGCCAGTATTTCTACCAGCACTATTCTATAGTATATAGTTATTTTAGTTACAAACTTCTTTCCAAGTTTCATTATGGGCTAGAATCTGTTCTACAGTCCTGTCAGTCATAGTATCATCTGGACTTATAAATATGGGACTTACCCAAGAACAATCATTTCCTTCAGCCCCTCCTCCAATTAGAGAGCAACCGCTTACGGAGATCAGACATAGGAGTGCGAGAGATATTACGCTCGATCTTATTCCTAGTTTTAGATTTTTTAATTTCATCTTTTGCCTGTGCTCCTTTTGCTATCTTGCTACCTGCTATGAAGGAAAAAGCTAGGGGCAATAGTTTCATTAAACCCCCTAGTAGGCTGAATATACCACCCACCACTAGTCTTTGCCTGTCTGTTTAGCCTTGCCAAATGTTAGAGATGCCCATTCGATCATTTTATAAATCTTACCAAGAAAGGTGCTAGGATTTGGTGTTCTAGTTCCGTTTATCATCATGGATGCAGAGGCTACTAAGCCAAGAACTGCTCCTACGATAATGTCTCTATTGTTCCAAGCAACTTCCCACCATGCTAGTGTTTCAGTTACAGGTTCACTCATATTTATACCTCCTAATGTATAGTAAAATCGCAGTCTGCAAAAATATAATCTTGACTGCCTAAGTGAGAACTACAAAAGTCGATACTGTCTATCGGCCCCTCGATATTTTCATTCCAGTATTTTATTAATCTTTTAAACCTAGGGTATAACGGTGGTTTATCAAAATCCTGCCAGATAAACTCTTGTAGTATATTGGGGCTATCTGGTAATCTATAGTATATTCGTGCAAAAATCAACTCTAAATTCATATCAATCTTTATGCAATCTGGCGTTCCACAGTTCAAAAAGAGATTTAGTTTTTTCATCTGTACTAGATTTTAACGCATCTAGATCTGCTCTCAGTTTTACAACTTGTGTATATGTGTCCCTTTTGTAGATATCGTCTACATCTTTTCTAAGTTCGGCTACTCCACTTTTCAATTTTACAAACATAACCACTACCATCAATATGCCGAGTATTTGAGGCCAGTAGGTTACTATTTGCTCTGCCATTTTCCTTTCTTTCCTTTTCTATAGTTATGTTAACCATCCCTTTATAGCGAGAGCGATACCAGCTATCCCCCCAAGAGCGATACCTAGCATTGTAAGCGTTTTTAAACTTCCCTTTCCAAAAGAGGCTAGTTCCATTAGTTGTAATTGGTGCTTTTCCACCTTATCTAGTCTATCGGACATTGCATCTACTTTAGTTTGTAAGGCTGCTAAAGAGACTCCTATCTCTTGTTCGGTGGATTTATTCATTTTAATTCATTAATCTTTGCATTTGATCTACTAAACGTCCACCTTGTTTTAAATCAAGTCTTTCTTCTGCCCTTCTTTCCATTACAGTTGGGTCTGTAGCTGGTGGAACTCCTCTTCTAACAGATTCCGTTCTTTCTGCATCTGCTCTGAGTTTAAATATATTTCCTACCGTACTGTTAATTCCTGCTTCACCAAAACCAATAGAAGGTTTATAGTCTGTAGGAAGTTGATTAGCTTGTTTAAAATCATTTAATTCTTTTTGGTATCTTGCAGTTTCTTGTTTAAGTGATTCTAAAGTTAAATTCTTAGCTAATGTTCCTGGTAGTAAATGTACAAATGCATTTTTCCAAGCTGTTACATCTTTGCCTGTTATTAAAGCAGGGTCTTTTTCCATCACATTTAACACTACTCTCATAGAGTCTGGATTTTCTAAAAAATATTGTAATTGTTTTAGGGATTGCATCCTGTATTGCCTAATAGATTGCTCCCCTAGCACCCATCTCCAGCTTACTACACCTCTAGATACGGCAAACATTCTAGCTAATGCACTTTCCATTTTTAGACTACTTGGAATACCTGTATTTCTGTCTAATTCTCTCCACACTCCTCCTATGTCAAAGGCCATCGCAAGAGCTTGGTTGACTAATTTTGCCTCATCATCATCATATAAGTATCTTAATGTTGATTGGTGGTTCTGTAAAAGATCGTGAACTTCTGAAAGATCTATTGTTTCTGCAGGTGTTCCGTCCTTCACCCAACTTTTAAATTCTGTTCTATTCTTGATTGAATCTGCTACATATCTAGAAAAAAAGCTTCTTAGAACATCTACAGTTTTATCCTTTTGTCTGGCAGTAACAGCCCCGTTTTCAACTGCATTATCTAGTATTCTAAATACGTCTTCTATAGGAGGTACATATCGGCTTCCCTCTGCTTGTGCTTTTGCATGTCTACCTAGAATAGTATTTACAATATTCAGTTGTCCTTCTCCAAGTGCAGCAGTCCAGTCCTTGCCCATGATTTCTAAATTTTCAACTTCTCTAGTAATATGATCTATACCAGCATCCATTTTTCTTGAAACATGAAATTTAGGATCTCTTGAGAATAAAATTTCTATTGCTGAGTTGTAAAGGATTCCTGTTTCTGAAGTTTCAGGTTTTAATAATTTTTCTAACCCTTTTAAGATTTCTTTATCTTCAGCGTTTTCTACTACTTTTGAAAGTTTGTTAAGTTCCTCTTTAGCAGAATTACTAATGGTATCTATTTCTTGTAAAAATTCATTATTTTGTTTAGTTATTTTATCTGTATTAATTTGATCTAGCCCATAGATTCCTTCTTTTTCAGCTACTTGAAATTCTTGTCTAAAACTTTCCCAATTATTTACATTTTCACCGTACTTTTCTACATCTATGCTGGATTCTTCAAATAATTTTCTATATGACTCCCACCATCCAGCAGGAAGTTTTTTGCCTTTATTAAGATACATTCCTGCACTGTCTAGCAATAGAGACAGCACATGATCTGGAACTCTTCCTAATTGTGGATCTGTAAAAGCTTTTGCAAATTCATCTGCAGTTCTTGCTGGATCATCAGAAGCTATAAAAACTTTTTCCCAAGAGTTAAATAGAGATGCTTTTTCCATATCTACATTTCCAGAAGCATCCTCTATCTCTTTCATTTTGTATGTATACTTGGATCGTTGTGGGCCTAGTGTAGTAGCCTCTGTTTCAAAAGGCTGTCCTATCAGTTGTTTGTACTCTCGATAAGCTTGTCTAGCTTCTCTCCAAGTTGTTAGCAGTTCAGTTTGTTTAGGTGATAACTCAGCAGATTCAAACAAATCCAATTGTTTAAATTCACTATCCCCTACAGTATCTAAAACTTCTTGTATTTTTAAAAGCCGTACTCCTTTTCTATTATTAATATTTGCATGAGCTTCTTTTCCTATATTGGATCTTACTTGATCTAAAATATTCAAAGGAATATCCATAGGAATTTCACTAGAAGGTACATACAAAATATCTTCTATAAAATTAGCTGTAGCTGCAGATTCTGCAAATAGTTTTGACTTATTAAAAGCTGCCAAAGCTCGTCCTGTAAGGGGATTACCTTCTGCATCTGCTGGTTCTTTATTCCTTATATCATCTATATTTTTTTGAAATTCATTCCATTTATTTCTTGTAAGCACGATTTTTTCTTGCTTACTTCCTGATTTCATTATTTTTATTCTTTTTCCAGCAAACTCTGAATCCAGCAATGTTTCCATTAAATCATCTAAATTCTCTGGGGTTTTAAAAGTTTTAGGTCTACCATCCGTTAATCTTTCTGCACTACCTCCTAATAATTTATATATGCTTTCTCTCCTAGCTTCTACAACTAATTCAACTATTTTTGCAGAAGGGGGTCTAATTCCTGCTTGAGATTCCCAATTAATCATAGGAAAAAATTCACTGGACAAATCTATAAGTTCAGCACCTACGTTTCCAGCAGGTAGTTCTACATTCCAATCAGAAGAATATTTTAACTTATCATATAGTTCATTATGTGGTTTGGCTGCTCTAGATAAGTATCGTGCAGTTTCAGTATTTATTTCACGAATTTTTTGTCTCGCATGTTCAGGTTGAGCTAATTCATCTAAGCTTAACGCCTGTCTTAAATTTAAACCTTTCTCTATCCTATCCATGTAGGGTTTATTTTTTACAAGAGTTTTTAATTTTTGAGACAATCCGTCTACCATTCTTTTAGCTAATATATCGTTAGCATTTTTTTCTGATCTTATAAAGGATAATGATTTTTCTACAGATTCTTTAAAATTAATAAGATCAGGAGTTATATTTTGTTCATCTAAAGGATCTAGAACATCCTCCACAAATCTATTTAAACTTGCGATAGATTGTTCCTGTCGTTTTTTTATTGCAAAATACCTGCTCCATAATTTTAATTTTTTAGATAAATTTAAAGCTAGCCCACTTGTATTTCTACTTAACAATTCTTTTTGTAATGCTCCTAGAGCAGAAGATTCTATAAAATTTTCTAGGTACAAAGACAGGGTAGCACTTCCATTAGCATCTGTAATTCCTCTTGCTTTCATAGCTGCTTCTAAAACATTAGCGTTCTTTCGTGCTTCTTGTATTTTTTTACTAAAAGATACTCGTTGTTCTGGTTCCATAGAATCAATAAGATATCGAGCACTTTGTCGTAATTTTTTCAACATCTTGGGTCTGGTAGAAACTATAGAACTTAACTCTTGAAAGTCTAAACCAGTTAGCTCCGCTTGCCAGTTACTTCCATCCAAAGGAACGTAATTACTACGCAGTTCAACTAGACGGGATTCTTGTGCTGCATTTCTATTAGGAACTTTTAGAAGTTGTTCGTATTCTGCATTATTCTGCAAAGCTTTAGTTCTTATCTGTGCAGTAGAAAGTTTACCCTCTCCGTCTATTTGATATAAATCTCTAGCCTGTTGTATAGCCTTTTTACTCATCCGTTCTTTAGCTTGACTTTGTAAACCAAACATTTTAATAGCTGTTCTTAGCATATTTTCTTGTGAACCTGCTACTCCCGATAGGTCTGCCATTCTATGACCAGCAAATTCAAGAGAACGAAGTCCATATAAAGTTTTATCTCCTATCCCTGCTATAGTTTGCCCTGTATTATGTACAGCAGCTAAACCTCCAACCAGAGGAGCTACCGCAGTTACCCAATGGTCTTCTCCAAAAGCAGCAGCAGCGTAAGATAATCCTGCAGCAGCACCAGTCTCTAGCAAAAATTCTGTGTTTGCTATCTCGCTTCTACCTGCTTGTGTTAAACGATACCCACTTCCATAATTTTCAGTAGGCCATTTTGCTAGATATTTTCTTTCTTTATCAGTTACATTTCGTAATAATTTTGTTTGATTATTTAGAGCTATTAATTCTATTTTGTCTTGGGGTGACAGCCCTCTTACCGTACCAGCTTTATTATTTAATTCTGTTAAACGGTTTTCAATACCTCCTAGGTTTACTTTTCCCCTATCTACCATTAGTCTTTGAGCTATTTTTAAAGATTTAGACGCTCTTACAAGTTGTGTTGCATAAGCTATTGGCATAGCCAGAGTTATAAGATATGGAATAGCTTCTTCTACAACCCGTGTTCCCATCGTTCCTCCTGATAATCTCTCTCCTATCAGGTCTGTCAATCCTATGTCATAAGATTTTTTTCTAAGCCATTCCCTCATTCTTTCGTTATCTTCACCTACAAGCTGTAAACTTTCTAAAAATTCTTCAGTTTTTCTTTGGGAATAGTTTATGGCAGTATCTTCTGGCATATCTTTTAATTCATTAAAAGCGTCAGTTATAGCACTAGCAGCATAAGAAAAACCCAGTTCAGGAGCTTGTCCTGCTGAAGTTATAAACATTCCTCCAAGCTGATTGAGACTTATAAGAGCTTCTGGTATTCCATATAAAATTCCCCTAGCTGTAGCTTTTCCTTGGCTCTCTAATTCGGTCAGTATTCTTTCTCCAACGGTAGGTTGCCTATAAAATTCACTACCATTCCACCCTATATCTGTAGTATTTAATACTCCAGGTTCAGCATTTGCAAGAATATTTTTACCATGAACTGATTCTCCTACTCCAAGTTCTATAAACCTGTTTCTTAATAGATCTTTTCTTCTAGAAATTACTAATTCTTCACTAGGAGCAAGTCCAGTGCTAGGATCGGCAGAAGTTACAGTTCTCCTCCATTCGGATAATGGAATACCATAATGCCAAACTGCTCCTTCAGGATCAGATTTTCCTTTATCTAAAATGGGAGGATCATAATAAGCTACTCCAGAAGCATTTTGTTCTACACCGTTAGCTAGAATAGTTATATTTCGATTAAGATCTTTTGTAAATTGTTCTGCACCTACTGTAGATAAACGCTCGTCCAGTTCTGCAACAGTTACATTAGGATTCCAAGCCTCTGGTTTAATAACTTTCAATACAGAGGGTTCCTCTTGTACTTCAGGTTCTGCTGCTTGAGCACTGGAAAATAAAAAGCTATCTCCCGTATCTGCATCTTGCATTATTATATTAGCATCGTTTTCAACAGGAGAATCATCTGTAGGAAGTACACCACCAAAACTAGGAAGATCTACAGGGGGCAAATTTCCTCTATCGGTTTCGACAGCTATATCTCCTTGTCGAACATATTCTCCAGAGTATTCATTGTTAACTTTTGAATTTTGAACTACATTATTCAATGCCATTATTTTTTCCTATTGTTTTTTGATCAAAATGAAGGTTTTAAGGCTGTATTAGCGTTTGAAGAACCGTTTCCATTACTTATATATTCTCTTGAAGAGTTACTCCAATTCTCTGCAAGGTCACGAGCATCTGTTTGCAACGCTTTCTCTAAAAGGTTTGGATCTCCTATATTAGAAGTAACTTCATCATATTTTCTTAGAGATCTTCTGTATTTTCGATCAAATAGTACTTGGTATTTATCAATAATTTTTTTAGATTTTCCGCTATTTCCATATCTATTCTTGACAAGATTTTCAAACAAACCTAGCTCTAATTTAGCTTGTAGCATTTTCAAAGCACTTTCTTGTGCTTCTGTATTTGGTGCTCTGAATAACGCAGTAAATACTATTTTAAAATCTTGATCAGAGATCATTCTTCCACCTGATCCTCCTTGGAACATAGCAGCGAATTGATAGGTCATTTTAGCCATTAAAAGTTTTTTATGTGTTCTGTCTATAACTTCTTGTTGTCTTTTAGTTATAAGTTTACGGTCGCCAAATATGGTACTTGGGCCAGCTAGCTCGGCTTTTTTAGCATTTAGAGCATCTTTAAGTTCGCTATCGTTTAAAGTCTCCGCTACTAACCCATTTAAAAAGTCTCCTGCTATTGTTTCTCCATAATTTTCCTTAACAGCAGCATTTCCATCCGAAAAGTCACTTCTTTTCACTACTCTTTTAAATTCATTAGCAAATCTTGCTACAATTGTTTTACCTGCTTGTACAAATCCTGACTCTGGATCTAGTAATCTATCTAAACCACTTTCTGCTGCTAATTTATAACTAGTACTAGATCCTTCAGCCCTCAAAAGATCTCTCATAGTAGCTAGATCGCTAACTAATTCAAAACCAAGGTCTTTTCTTTCACCAGCCTGATTTATCTCGGCTGTTTGTAATACATAATCTTTATAAGGATTAATATTTACAAACACTCTTCCGTCTGGTTGTTTACTGTAAATTTTATTTGGTATCATCGCTGCTGCTGCGTTACTAAAATCTGTTATAAATCGTTTTTCTTGTTGAGGGCTTGGGGATGATTCTCCATTAAAAAATTCTTCGCCTATCATATCTAATAAAAGATCGCTACCTGCTTCACGTTCTCGGTTGGTTTTAGCTTGATATAGAGCCATCATCGGTACGCCCATACCGAATTTTTCTGCTTGTGTATTTGGATCATAATGACGTTTTACAAGAAATTCAGAACCTGTATCTATATTATTTATATTTCCAGAAATGTTATTCCAATTGAGCCAAGTTTTTACCTCACTAGTATCTGGATCGGGAGCACCTCCTGAATGTTCTTTCCATCCCGTAGGAGTATATACTGATACTTCCTGACCATATATAACGCCCTTAGTCATTTCAAATCTATTTGGATCTGTGAGTATTTGATTAGGAACTATTCCTTTCTTAAATACTTCTGCTAGCTCTGGCATAGTCTTGGCTAATCTTGCTAAATTTTCATACCTATTTATATCTACAGTCCCAAAGAATACTTGAGAATCTGGATCTTCTGGATCTACTCTTTGTTGCGTTGTAATCTGCGATGTTAAATTTCTAATTGTAGGAACCATTGCTAGGGCATTAAAATTTACTCCTGCATTTTCATAAATAGGTACATTTTGATCTATTTGAGCTAACATAGATGACGCATATCCTGGTGTATTATTCTCCCCCATAATTTTTCTTCTATCTACATGCATCATGGAATTTCCTATAGGTATCATGTTCGCATCATTATAATTAGGAATTTTATCTATCTGATCTTTAACATATATTTCTTTCTCAGCCTGTGCGTTCATTCCTGTATAAATCACTCCCGTGAGAGGATGCGTAAAAGTAGCTGCAGGTTTTCCTGTTGCTTTACTAACTCTGATTTGAGATTCTTCCTGTTGTTTTAATTGGTCTGTAAATGCCTCTGCCTGATCTCTTTTTTGTTGTTTGTATACAAGTTGTTGATTTATACCGCTAGCTAACCCACCAAAAAAAGCTCCCATACTTCCCATTATACTAACTCCTCTTCTTCCATAGATGGCATCTGTTCCATAACATCCATAGGCATTTCTTCTATATCATCCATAGGCATTTCTTGCATTTGTTCTACAGGTGAACTTTCCATAAAACTAGCAACTGGTATATTGGGGTCTACAGTTATAGGCATCTCTTCTACCGTTTGAGAAGGCTCAAGAATAGCCATAAAACTATCTCCCTCTGCAACAGGAGTTCGTTCTACTTCTTGAAGTACCATATCTCTTTGTTTCATAGCTTCTTCTCTTCTACGCTCATATTTTCTAGGATTTAATTCACGCATAATTTCTAAAGCTTTAGAAGTTTTAATTTCATTATCTGGATAGCTGTTTAATGTACGAATATCTTCTATTCCAGCATCCCTTGCCATAGCTAGAACTTCCAAAGTTAATATAGGATTGAGCATTTCTGCAACGTCTGGTGTCCATTGCCCCTCTACAAAACCATTAAATGTAATAGATCTGACTACAGATTCTATAGACACTCCAGCATCTATAAGAGCTATTAAATTTTTCATATTGCTAGGCTGGTTTAAAGATAGCATCACTTTAGGTAAAGCATCATCTACGTCTATTATTCTGGAAGGTTTTTCCCATTGATATTTTCCAAGAGGTTGAGTTAAAGATTGTCCAGGTACAGAACGTGCGAAGTGGCTTGGCATCCCTTGTTCTTGTCTGTTAGTTTCTTCTATTGTGGTAGGAGTCATTTCCATTTTAACTTACTCTTCCTTTTTGTACAGGGACAGATGCAAAAGCATACGCATCTGCTTGAGGATTTTGATTTTTCATTTCTCTTTGTAGCTGTGCAAATACTTCCTCTGCTCCCCCTGCATTTTGCATAGCGTTTGCTAAAAGCTGATAGTATTTTTGTCTTGCTTCTGCTTGTTGTTGGCTCTGTGAACTTCTCTGTATAGCACCTGGAACATCTCCTAGTGGTGCTACGGGTGCTCCTTTCTGTGCTGATGCTAGTATATCCATAAAAGGAGGAGGGCCATAACCAACAGTTCCATCTCCTGAACCACCTTTTTGACCCTTTTTAGATATAGCACTACCTACAATTTGTGCTCCTGCTGCTATTACTGCTCCCCATGCCATATTTTTATCTCCTTTATGAGCCGAATAATCCTGTGATTGAATCTAAATTAGAAATAACAGTTCCTGCCAATTGTCCTATTTGCCCAAAAGTAGCATCTCTAGCTGCTGTTTTATACTGTGCAGATTGAAAATCCTGTTGTTGAGAAAGAATACCTACCTGATGTGCTCGTTGTAATGCATTTTCTGTAGTTTGAATTAAAAATTGAGCATCATCCCGATATGCTTGCCACAAATTAGCTTGTGCTACTTCATTCATACCGAGTACAGCTTGAGCATTTATTCTGTTAGCTTCATTCTGGGTAGCATTATTTGCAGTATTTATACTTCTACGCCACACAGCATTAGATTGTCCTATTTGAGTGGATAGATTAGCTTCAAATTTATCTCTATCATTTTGTACTTGTTGGTTAAACTGCCTAAGTGCATTTACTTGATCTGAGTTAAATTGAGCATTGGCAGTTGCTAATTCTGAATTTCTAGTTCTTACTTTTGTACCTAACTCTGCAAAAAATTCATCTACTTGTACTTGTCCAGTTGCATTGAATTGTCTGGTAGCATTTTCAGCAGATTGATCTGTAAACATTTCCTGTATGTCTGCTTGAAAATTTATAGTTTCAGTAGCTTGTTCAGCAGTTAAATTAGCCGTATCTATGGATAGAAAATTTTGAGAGTTTTGAATAGCTGCTCTCATTCTAGCATCTTGATTTCTTTGATCCATTTGAGCATAGGTAGAAGCATTTTGCAAAGCTGCCTGTTGTTTATTATTTAAATTTTGCACTTGAATAGCAGCATACTTTTGAGCATCTGCTGCAGCGATTGGAATAGCACTTTCCTGCACAGCTTGTACAAGGGCTGCTCCTGCAATCGAACTAGCTCCCAAACCTCTTTGCTGCATTATTTGTGAAGCTGCTCTAACTGGCCCTGAAGCCCAAGCAGGTAAAGGCTGTCCATCTACAATAGAATTGTACAAACCATCTAATTGACCCTGAACGGTAGCTTTTACATCCAGTTCTTCAGTTTGTGCTGTTACTAAAGAGGGAGTTGAAACAGTGCCTGTAACATCTGCTTCTTCTACAGATACCTCTGGAGATATTTCTTCTCTGGTTAATTGGGCAGCTTGCGTATCTTGTACAGCTTGTCTTTGTGCTGCTGTTACTGTAGGAAATGCTGGTTGTGTAGCTTCTGTTATTGTAGTAGGAGCCACAGCTTGATCAGCAGTAACTGGAGTAATTTGCTGCAGAGGCTGTTGCCCTACTATTTCCCCTGATTTTTCAGCTATATCCCTTGGATTATAAGTGCCTCCAAAAGGTCTGATAGTTTGAGGTCTGCCAAAAGGATCTATAAGTTCCCTAGGAGCAGCTTGCCCTGTCATTATATCTATAATAGCACGATTTCTATCTTCGATACTAAACTGTGTAGTACCTCCTTCTTGATAGTTATTGTCTGGTTTAAAATTTATAGCCATCAGTTACAACCTTTACTTATATTTTTATTTTTTATAATGGTTTATATCCATTGTCAGACATCCAAGTTCCTACATCTTCATTACTGTAAACACCATCTGAACCTAAACTATCGCAAGGAATGTTTGCTCTAGTTTCATACACCTCTATAAAATGTGAATTTTCTAAATTTCCATACTGGTAAGATGCATATATATTTTCACTATTTGGGTTTTGAGTAAATTTTAATCCTCTTTGAGCAACTTTATAAACAGTAACTGTTCCGTTTACAGTAACTTCAAGATTAGAAGTGGAACCATTAGCGTTGATATTTTCGTAAACATGTGACATTTATCTCTCCTTAATTTGATCTCATAGTAACAAACCATGCTGCTGTAGCATGTGAACCAGAACCATAGGCTAATTGTAAAGAACTACCTGAAGTGGAATAAGTTCTAGCTGGAGGGCTATTTTTAACAACAGAAGAAATTGTAGCAGGAGTTCCACCACTATTATGAAACAAAACAAGATCCGTAAAAGTATTTGGATCACTTCCTCCAGTAACAACAGCTAAGATTCCACCTACACCACCAATAGTTACACTAGCAATAGTGGTAGCACTTGTTCCTACAGTAGTTTTTTGATTAGCTATAATTTGCCCAGTATCTTTACCTTGGCATTTAATAAGATCGTATTGCGTTCCTAAATCAGCAGACTCTGGCCCAACTTTAAGAAACTCTGTGTTACTTGGATCACACCCTATTCCTACAGCATTATTAGCAGCATTAACTTTAAGCATACTGGTATTATCATCACTTTCAACTCTAAAATCTATGTCTGCTGAACCTTCATTAAATACTGTTTCGGCTGCTGCTAAGTGTATTAAATCCGCAGTAGTTGCATTTCCTATTGTTTTACCATCTGCTAGAACAAGATCATCTTTAATAGTTAAAAGACCAGCAGAAGAAAGTGTAAGTGCATCAGTAGCTGAAGCAACACCAATTGTGCCACCATCTTTAATTAAAATGTCATCTACAAATGTAACGATTCCTGTAGAAGCTACTGTCATTGCAGTAGCAGCAGAAGCTGAACCTATTGTTCCACCATCTTTAATGACAATATCATCTTTAAAAGTTACAATTCCAGCAGAAGAAATAGTCATTGCATCATTTGTTGATGCTACACCAATAGTGCCACCATCTTTAATCATAAAATCATCTGCAATCGTAAGTAAACCAGCAGAACTGAGAGACATTTTTTCAGAGGCAGCTTCACTAGCAGCCGTTTTAAAACTTAACTTTGTAGCATTATTATCCGCTGCAAAATTACCTTCTGATACAGCTTCGATACCAGCAGCAACTAATATAGCATCTGTTCCTGCTCCTTCATCTGGTGCTTGAAAGAAAATAGAACCAAGTACATCGTTAACTGCAATATCATTATCCCCTGCTTGAAAAGTAAGAGAAGGTTCTTTACCATCGCCTGTACCTACATGCTTGAGAACAAGACCATCATCAGCAACATGTGTAAGTGTAATTTCCTGATCATTACCAAAATAAATTACACTACTATCTGCAAGATATAAATCATTCCATTCTGCACTACTTGTACCTATATCTCTAGTACCACCTCCATCAGGAGCAAGATTTGAACCTATACTAGTAAGATCTGTACTTCCAATGTAAGTTTTAAGCCTAGAAGCTGCAGTTTTTCTATTTGTTCCCCCTGCTCCATTATCAATTATAAACAGGTCAGCATCTACAATAGCTTCACCAATATCTGTACCGCCATCTATATCTAAAGCAGTTAAAGGAAACCCACCAGCAGTTTGAACTAGAGTATTAATTCTAGATAGAGCAGCTTTTCTATTTGTACCTCCAGCACCGTCATCTACAATGATCAGATCAGAAGTAGTTAAATCTGCCCCGATATCCGTGCCACCGTCTATATCTAGATCAGCAATTGGCACTCCTCCATCTGGAAATACTGGATTTTGAGAAAATGTTACAACTCCTCCAGAACTGATAGCAATAGCATCTGTATCAGAAGCAGAACCTATATTACCTGCGTCTGGTATTACAATGTTACCTCCTGTAGTCATAGTACCACCACCAGTGTATGTACCTGCACCAGTTACATTAGCACCACTGAAAGTTAAAGCAGTTGTTGTACCAGATTTTATTATTAAGTTTCCAGAAGTATTAGTAGCACTACCGAATGTAGTACCATCATCTTTAAAGAATATATCTCCCCCACCTGCATCTAAAACAATATCTGTAGCAGCATCTACATTAAATAGAGCAGACGCAGACACTGTTAAATCTGTGCCATCTCCTTCTATCTTTTCACCATCATCTCCAAAAGTTATACCTACTCCAGAAGGAATATTTACATCACTAGTAGCTGTTAAATTAATATCTGCTCCAGAAGTTATTGTTAGATCAGTACTGTTACCTTCTATCTTTTCACCAGACCCAAATGTAATGCCTACATCAGCAGGAATTACTACATCTGCTGTAGCAGTTAAATTAATGTTATTACCAGTAATAGTTAAATCCGTACCGTCACCCTCTATTTTTTCTCCATCATTACCAAATGTTATACCAATATCAGCAGGGATATTTACATCACCACCACTACCTACAGTAATTGATAAATCTGTACCATCTGATTCTATTTTTTCAGCAGTAGCAAAAGTTATACCTACGCCAGAGGGAATATTTACATCGGCTGTAGCAGTAAGATTGATATTGTTACCAGAGATAGTTAAATCAGTGCCATCACCTTCGATCTTTTCACCGTCATTACCGAAAGTTACACCTATATTTGCAGGTATATTAATATCTGCTCCCGATACTAAATATAAATCTGTACCGTCACCGTAGATGTATTCTCCACCTTCGTCATTTAAATATAACCGTTTGGTGCTATCGATTACTACATCGTCTGAAAATTTAAAGTGATCTTCATCTTCCATCCAAGTCAGGACACCATCAGTTGTCTCCCCATCGAAAGTGACCACAATATCTGTACCAGCAGTACCATCACCAATAGTAATAGCTGTTCCTAAAAGTTTAGTTATATCACCACCTTCAGCACTAGTACCATCATGGGTATGTCCTGTATCGGCTGCAAATGCTGATACTAATTGATCAAATTCATCATTAAAATGTGATGCTTCGATAGTAGCACCGTCTACAATAGTAGATGAACTTTGTCTAGTGTAAGTAGCTCCCATTATCTTCTTCCTCCTGGTACTACGTCTAATTCAAATCCTCTTATTATAAAAGGATTGTTTGTTGAGTTATCTTGTGAAATTCTAATTGCTATTGCAAAACCAGAACCTACCATCAGCTGTCTTAAAATAGGCGTTCCAAAACCTCCGTAAAAACCACTTCCATAAGCAGTAGATCCATATAAAGGCAACCCTACTTCACTAACAGATATTCCTGCAGGTTGAATTATATCTGCATCTTCATAATCAAACCTTGCTGAAAGCAGAAAAGTCATAGTGCCTTCTGCTTCGTAATTTATATTTATTCTTTTTAAAAGTTTTCTAATTCCTGGATCACCTAAAGTTAAGTCAGGTGATGTATAGGTTGCAGGAATATTTCCCCCATTAAAATTATTTCCAGACTCTTGTTTATAAACATAACCGTCATCATAACCGCCATGTAAAATATGTTCAGTATCTCCAATAAAATCACTAGTACAAACGTAAGGTTTTATACCTCTTATATCAGCCCACTCCCAATTTAAATCTCCTGCTGCTTGCCTTTTTAAAACTCCTATTAAACCTGGAGAAGCTATTTCAGCAGTTCCTGAAGAAGTAGGAAAAAATAATCTGTACTGCGTTTTTTCTCTTATTACTAGAGAAGATATATCTGCACTAGTAGCTTCTGTTAAAGTGCTTTGTACAGCTTTAGATATAGTTCCTAATTCTACATCGCCAATTTTTTCTGTAGCAGCAACGGTACGAATACCATCAGGTGCTAAAAATATAATGTCACCAGCTACTTCCTGAATTGAAAACCTATTTGTACATCCAATATTTCTAGATACAGGAGCTACCTGAAAATCTGCAATAGATGTACCAGCTAATCTAAATATAGAATTTTCACAAAATATATACAGTTGATCACGAAAAGCTTTTAAACCTTCTATCTTATCTCCTACATCTATCGTTCCTGCTCCATTTGCAGCAGTAAAATCATTTTCAGAAAAAGGAGCAGAAAAATCTATCTGACTAGTATTGCCTGAATTAGCTCCTGTAAAAAATAAATGGTTTCTAAACTCTTCTACAGTATGTGGATCTGAAGGTGCTCCAGTACCACTTAATAAAGTATAAGTACTACCATCGTAGATAAAAG